CCCGGCCTCCCTTTTATCGGCTGCGCTTTTGACAATCCAAGATTGCCAATGGTCTTTTTAAATAACTGGATCATGAAAACAGTTTTGAGAAAAATCCTTTTTTCTTTTTAAGACTTTCCCCGGTCTGCATTTTCATCTCTGCCGGTTTATCGCCATACTTTTTGCTGGCATTGTCAATGGCTTTATCAAGATCGGCTAATGAATTATGCTCCATTTCCAGGGGGCTTGTTTTGATATCCGTGGATTCCAGACCTTCAATGGTTTGCTCAAGCTTATTAACATAGTCGGTCAATTCCACTTTTTCCTTTTTGGCATGGGCTTCCCGGAAAAGCTTAACCAGGCGATCCCGCTCGTCAATCATCCTGAGAATAAGGGTCTCAAGATTCCTGATCTCAATGTCTGTTGATTCGGGACGGCTTTTGATTTCTTTATAGGCATCCTCAATTTCCTTTTTGCGCCGTTCCAGTAAATTCATTTCCCTGGCGATCTCGCCATCCATTTTCTTGTGCTGCGATTCCTTATAGACCTTAAGGGCGACATCATACTGCGGGTCTTTTTCGTCAAGACAAATAATCTTGCGCCGGTTTCCAGCACCGGTTTCCCAATAACCGATCTGGTACATTCCATCTCTCGCTCCCCTGGCAAGCTTTTTCCTGAACTGACCACGTAAATGATTATGCACCTGCTTTTCCAGCCGGTTATAATCTATCCATTCCCCGTAAGTAGCCAGGGCCACAATAACCATTTCCCGCATCTTGGCAGAAAATTGTTTTGCATCCAGGGGGATCACATCATTTATAGAAAGCTTGGATTTATTGATTTCATCCTTAGTTTTTTTAACACCGGCCTCGTTCTTGTGGTGTGTTATTTTTTCAATTCTTAATGCCTGGCCGTCCGATGTTCTGATAACCTTTCCCTCTTTTGCAGTTTCCAGGTCTAATACCGCCGTTTCATTTTCTTTATTCACGCTGCCTTCCTTTTCTTAAAAGATTCGTACCACTGTTCCCACTTCTTTGAATCTTCTTGTTTCATTCGTGGATATCCTTTTTCATCTATCCACTGAGATTCTGGAAAGAACTTATTCCAGTTACACCGGCAATGAGGATGCAAGGGTATGGTAGGCATCCATATCATTGAATCCGGTCTGCGTACCCACTTGCCGGAAACCGGGTCTTTCGTGTAGTGCGCTGCGTACCGGCCATAATTTGTTTTCCCTACCCATATTTGGGTCTTCCAGTTTCCGGGGGCATCGGTCTTCTGATAAATCTTACCATGAATCATATCCAGGCAATGCTCACACGCATCCGGGGCAGAATCCCCGATCACCCATTCCCCTTGAGACAGGGCATCAATATACCCGTTTGAATCCCCGTAAGATACCTCGGTCAATGCCACCCTTCTCCAATCCCGGTTATCGCTCCCAAGCTCCTGGAATAAATTCTGCCGAATTTTCCCGGTCGCATAATTGTTCCGGTATCCATCAAGAATGATTCTCTTAGTCCCTTCTTTGACCTTATCAGTTTGGGTCTGGATGAGAGAGCCGGTAAAATCTTTTGAGAAAATCATAGACCTGGCTATGTCCGGTTTTACCCGGTATTTTTTCATGGCTTCAATAACGGTCTTTGGGAGTTTCCTGGGATCGACAAGTTTGAAAGGCAGGGCTGCGGATTCCCCGGCCCGGATCAATCCCAAAAGATGAGACCGAACAGCCACCATTTCCGCTATTGCCTTATTTTTTTCCGGGGATGGAAAATACTTTTTCATAAGCCGGTCAATCAGATCGATATCATCCGACTCGTATTTAGGCATGGCTTTTACCAAAGTCTCACGCCGTTTTCCCAAATTGAATTTTTCCAGAACAGCATTCTGGAAACTTTTCATGGGCTCTGCTAAATAAAGGTAATAGATATCCTCAAGAATAGCCTGGGGTTTATAGGTGTGAGGATTCCAGATTTTGCTTGAATCTTTTTCTTTAACGGCCTTGATTAATTCACTGGCATCATCTGTAGAAAAAGATAGATAAGAAGTAAAAGCCTTAAATAAATGAGGGGATAAGGCAAGTCTTTCCGATGCGCTCAAATCATCGTCGAAATTAACCTTGTACGCTTCTGTTAAGCCTTTCACTTATACGCCTTATGGTAAAGGAAATGGATTTACCCATTTCCGCACCCTCGGCTGGCTTAAAGCGTCCACCGGTCTTAGCTTCGGGACTTTCCTGTGGTGTAACTTGTTCTCCCTCGACTGTGCCTTGCTCCCCGGTCGGTTCCTCTCCTGGTGCGCCTTCTTCTCCTTGTGCGCCTTCTTCCATTGAGAACTCACCGCCGGTTTGGGCTTTAGCCATTTTTTCTGATTGCCAGGCTTGAAAAAGTATCGGGTTGGCCGGGGCATCTAACCATTCCTGGTTTTCTCCTTCCGGTATCTCCTCATCATTCTCCTTGATAAGTTGACGTACCGTTGACCCGGTTTCCAACCTTAATTTTCTGATCTCAAGTTTATCTTTTGTGCGGTCTTCTTTGACACCCACCCAATAAAATTCATATTTACCGCCATCGATCTCATTGAGGATATTGTTATTGAAAATATCCGCAATGAAATCCATAAGGGGCTCAAACCCCTTATCTTTCGATGACTTGATTTTATCAAGAGGGCTTCCCTGGGATAGCGGAGCAGCACCCATCCGCAATGACTGAAATCCGATCTCCTCCACGTCTATGCGGAAAAGCGCACCGCATATCTGAGCCATGAAGGTCAAGAATTTATGTTGCTCCTCGGACGTTGCGTTCTTTCCCTTGAACTCCACAAAGGAAACGCCCTTGCCGTCCTTGGTTCTCATAATGGGTATCTTGTGCTTGTAATTGGGATTTGACATGGAAAGATAAAACTGGTCTTTGAAATCTTGTAGCTCCTGGGTGTTCCAGTTTCCGATAATGGACAAGACACCGGCTGGAAGTTTGTTCTCGGAAAAGGTGCTGGTCGAAAAGCTCAATCCGTTTATCCATGCCGTGACCGCTCTGATCAAAAGCTCAAGCTCGGCCACGCCATATCCGAAAAACCTGATATCAGTCCTGGGATTCTCAGAAATGTTCAGCATTTCATTTCTGAGAAAGTAAGCCGTATCCCTGTTATAGATGCGCTGGACATAAACGATGTCATCCGGGTTTACATTCTTGTCCTCTAACAAATCATGGTCATGCAAAAGGGCTGGCTGCATCTGCTGTGGATTTTTCCCCTGGAAATAAAGCTCTTTCATGTACCTGGGAACAAGGGGATAAATAGTTGCTGCATCCACGGCATAGAAACTGTGAATATCTCCTTTGCGTGTGCGCTGCAATTCGATATTCACTTTGTCACAGGTAAGCCGGTCACGGATAACCTTGGTCACGAATTTTTTAAGGGTGTCCCTTTTCTGAAATCCAACATAACCCTCGTCCCATCCGGTATGATACAGGAATTGTTCAATCTCGGCCATGCGTTTCTTATCCTGTTCAGTCGCCTTGGCGTTCCGATCCTTGAGCCTTATCCTGTATCCAAGCTCGTCCAATCCTTCATCGGTCGGCTTTGTGAATCGTACCGCCTGGGCGATCCTGGTAGATATGATAGCTGCGGGGATTTCGGTATCGGCCATTTGCCGAAGAACGTCAAAGGTAAGAAAACGCTTTGTGCGGATTTGCCCGTAAGATGAATACTCGTACATATCATACGGGTCTACCACATAGGATTTGAGATCGTCAAGCTGAACAGTGTTTGAGCGTTTGCGGTCGTTCAGGTCTGAGACTTTTTCCTGAATGTCCAAAACTCTGTTTTGGATATCAAGAGCTTTCTCAATCTGATTCGGATCGACCCATTGAATAATTCCACCGGCTTGAATAGGAATTGGGGTATTTGAGGATTTTTGAATATTGGATTTCTTTTTATTCGTAATTCCAAGAGCTTCCAATTCTTCCAACTGGATCATTCATAACTCCTGAAAAAAAATTGAACTATGCTGATTATAATACCCTGTTTCTTAAGAAATAATAATAAGTTACAAATTTGTCAAGTCTTATAAAAAGAGCCCAGGTCAAGGAGTAACCTGGGCTCAATGCCTGGCATTACCGAAAGGTAACGGAGTGTGCCATGTTTACCCTTATAATATACCATATCTTGTGATCCCGGTCAAGAAATCTCTACATTTTGGGGTTTATGCGCCGAAATCGAATCCGTGAGCGTCCAGGTCTGTATCGGTAATCATCTTGACCACCATAGCGGTCGCATCGGCCACGTCCTTTGATCCCCCTGGTGGATGGTCAACTTTATTGTGGTTTATGTCCAATAGCTGCCTTAATTCGGTTTCCAGTTTTGGATAATCCATGCATCGAAAAAGACCGCTATAAACTACCCGCCGTAAATGGACATAGAGTTGATACTGAACTTTGTTGCTGAAAAATTTCACATCGGCATCCACGCCTTCCGATTCCAACTGCTGCTTTGCCAATTCACTTTGCCAGTGGTCATACTTAATTTTTCTCATGTTTGGGAAAACCATGTTTAAGGTACTGACCACGTTTTGAACATTGACAAAATCCACCGGTATCTTCATGCCGGATTTGTCTTTGATAGGCAGAAATTCAACAATCAGATCAATGACCGGCATGGACAAGACTTTGAACCTGGCTGCTGCCTCGGCCAGCGTTTTATTCTGAATATCTATGCGCTCACAATACCCGCACACAAGCGCATAGGTATCCCCGCTCAATCCTGGATCACACGCAACAAACCGGATTCTATTATCACCGATCAACTTCTCATGCGTTCCCCGGCCACGGCCAACAAATTCGCCCTTTGCATTATACGATCCTTCGGTAATGGTACTGCGTAACTTCATGGCCTTTAATTCTTCGAGACGTTTCATTTGATCGGGAATACACATTATCCTGAAATGCTCATTGAGATCATCCACGGTTTTTATCTTAATGCTTTCATCCAAAGGATTGACTTTAATTAAACGGTCTGAAATCATTTCTGTAAAACTGATGGCCGTATATTTCCTTACCGCAACCACCTTGTTATCTTGCTTGATAACCCTTTCCGTAATTCCCCGTTTATACTCAGCGAAAGGTTTAAGCTCTTTGTCCATGATTTCTTTTATGCGCTCTGGATGCGCTGCAAAGAAACCGGTCTCAGGGGATTTCACATTGCAGTTATACGCAACGTCCGCAAACTCTGGATCGTCATCGAATATTTGCTGCAAATCTTCCTGGGTCAGATCGTCTCGTACCTCGACCGTCCGGGCCAGGTCTGTATAAACATTGGGGTTATTGATATTAGTTTTGTACCGCTCCCACCCGTAGTCAATGGTATCGTTATCCGGGTATGTTATCAGCATCCCGCTTCCGTATTTTTTGAAAGTCGCCTTGCAGTTTGCGATCACGGTCTTAAGCTGCGCTTTCGCTTTTTCATACCTGGGCTTTGTGTTCGCCCTGGAAATCTCATCACCTACCCAAAAGTACACATTGAATCCCTGGAAAGCATCGGCTTCTGTATTGAATGAGCATAACCGGATATTACCTGGGATATCCATTTCCTTGGTTTTAATATCTTTGCCATCCCGGATATCCATACCTAATCTTGATTGAAACCAGTTAAGACCGGTATCCGGGTCTATACAATGCTTCAAAGTATTACAAGCATTTTTAAAAAACACCTGCCGGGCCTGGCGTTCATTCACCACGGACACATTGATAAGGTCAATGGTTCTATCCGGGGTCAGTCCGAAATATCCATGAGGATCGATGAGGCATTTAAGCTGGTATGTTTTATAAACGTAAATCCCCTCACTTAAATAATTCTTTCCCGATCTCATGCCCCATATCAGATCGGCTTCTTGCTTTGGTGGAATAAGGGAAAACGGGTCTTCACCGCAGATGGCCAGCCCTGCTTTTCTTTGACGATCAGATAATTTTTTGTTCAAAAACTTTCTGAAAAAATATAGAACGTCAACAGGCTCGTACCTCCAAATATCATCAAAGGTTTTTTCTTCTTCCATATATGCCTGGTCAACAACATTTATATTCCGTCCGCTCGAAGCTTGGGGATGCGCTATGCTGCCGAAGTGAGTAGGGATTACCGGTTTAATTAAAACAGATTCGATCAAAGAGTCTTCGGAAATTCCACCGGAATTTTTCAATCTTGACATTTATCCCCGCCACTTCTTTTTAAATATCGGCTTGTTACCGTGACAAAACCATCTATTATCAAACGTTCCCAGGACATCATAGTATCCTTTGTCCGTAGGACAGATAATAACTTTGTTTGGATAATAAATGTCACGCTCAAGCACGTGCCATAACCCGAATATGGCGGTCAATCTGCCCGTACCTTCTTCGATAATGGAATAGGTAAGATCGATAATAGGGCTGGCCGGTTCAAAATTAAGAATAACTTGTATTTTAAATCCTTGCTTCATATCTATAATATAACAAAAAAAGAGCCGATGGGAGAGATGCCACCGGCTCTTACTTAACCACGGAGGGGAGCGGAATCGGCCAAGATCGACCGCCCCCTGGCCAGAAAAGTTAAAAAGCTATTTCTAATATACATTTTTATTTCGGGGATTCCACTCTAATACTTTTCCTGATAATCTCTATTACCTTATTGTAATCATCAAGGGTTTGCACCTTCCAGTATTTTATACAATTCGGGGAATTGAAATAAATCTCCGCTCCTATTGCGTCCACCACCCTGGTCTGTTTGTAGTGAATAATTCCCCGCCGGTTCACCCAATAGTATCCGCTTCCATTAAACATAGTCAAGCTCCTTTACTCTGCATGACCGGCATTCTCTTTCTTGAAAAAGCTTTCCCTTTAAAATGCACTCATGGCAAATAGGATTAAAGCCCTTGGTCTTGAATGAATAATAGCAATTTTTTTTAAACAGGCGAAATACCAGAAGGATAATTATTGCTGTCATCATCCAGCATATCAGGTCTGGTAACATTATCTACCCTTTTGCTTAATTCATTTCTGCAAGGGAGATGCGCCGGTCTGCCAGTACATTTTGTACGGTATAGCGGACACGCCTGGCACTCGGTAGAAACCGATTGAGTATCATCGTGTATACCCATTAAAAATTACTCCTGAAAAACTGATCAAAGAACAACATTGAGTCCTTTATTAATCATGGCCTCAAATCTATGTTTGCATACAGACATCCCTTCACCGTCAATAGTTCATAACCAGTAAAACGGTTCTCCTGGGGCTGACCGGCAATGTTCCTCATCTGGAAAACGGTAGATTTCATAATCTTTTGTTCTCATCACAAAAGTCATTCTGCCCTGGTCTGTTTCTGTCATGGATGCCTCGGATGCCATACGATTACCATTGATGGAAAACCGGCTGCGTTCTTTTTCCCATATTGATGATAAAGAGAATTGGGCTTATTGTGAATCGTGTGCTGTTCCCATAGCCATTCCCAATATTCGTCTGAGCCGAAAATTAACCGGCCCTGCTGCGGTCTGAACTCGATCCCCTTTTGAGGCATATTGATTTCATCGTCCCATATATACCGGTGAAACCATTTTGTATCTATCCGTCCAGGGATTAAACCAACTACCTGGATGTGCCTTGAAGATTCGAGAAAAGCTTTCCTTACCCATTTGTCCGTGATACTCCGGCCATAGGGGGGATTCATGAAAGCGCATTTATAGCCGTCCCAGGATTCTGCCAAACCGTCCTGGCCTTTGTCCAAACAAAAACCATTGGGAGCTTTCTGGCTTTTTGTTGTGCAGCATGGATCAAGGTCGAAATGAAATTCCTTGTCCAGCATGTTATAAAAATCCTGGGGAGTATCGTGTTCTCCATCCTGGGGTTTAAGGTTTTCTGAAAACATTAGATCGGTATTCATTTTAACGCTGCCTTATAATATCCGCATGGAGGACACATACCGATTGCACCCTTGCCTATAAGATCGGCATTCACAGGGGCAATCCATACCGGTTTATGGCATACTGAACACTCCCCGCCTTTCCATTTCTTTTCCGGGGCTGGATGCGCCACCATTGCCTGTAAGGGTAACAGCACGATTTTACCACATGGGTTTTTATCCCCTATCCGATACAATGGGATCGCCTGGGCCTTGCGCTGAATCATGCGCCGGTGACGTTCCAGGTTCTTTTTCTGCATACGCAATTCCCGGATATGCTCATGGGCTATATTCTCATAGCTCTCCCATTCCGCAATCACCTGGTCAATCTGTGCATCGTTCAGCTTGGTATCAATGGTAAAGGGTTTGTAATAATTCACGATCATGGTCATCCCACGGCCACGCACCAGGGCTTCCAGGTCTGCATCGGAAAACTTGTGGGGCTCAAACTGGAAATCATAGGGAGTAAATAAAATCATGGCCTTTCCCAAAGTCTCTGCCTTGAAATTCATCTTGCTCAATTCTCTGTTAAAGGATTTCATGATTTCATGCTTTTCGGAATTGCCAATACTCTCCATGCCTTGAACCTTGAAAAGAAAAAACGTCTCCTCAAGATCGGTGAAGTCAATGCGCTCCATCTTGAGCCGAATTTTTTCAATCATCTTCAATGCTGCTGCGTCAATGGTCTCTTTGGTTTTATTCTCGCTCACTCGTTCCTCCTTTTATCATCCACCACGGTATTAAACAGTCGCCTGAGATTTGCACCGTATATATAAACCTTGAATCCGTCCTTGCTCTCAAATACCATGCTGTCTGATTTTTTAATTTCCATTTCCACCACCGGCGTTCCCGGTGTTAATCCAATGTCTCTGAATAAACTTTGGTCTTGTGTTTCAAACCTGGAAAACCTCATGAGTAAATTTGCTTTCTGATTGACGGTGAAACAAAAATTTCCCTTCCACATGCGCTATGTTATAATACGGAATTTGCTCATCCTCGGAAAGATTATCAAAATCAGCGCATCGGCATTTATATTCATAGCACTTGCTCTTGAAATCAAATTCCACGCTGAGAATTTTAACCTCGGACAATAAAGCATCCCGTATTTTCTCACCACCAGGCACAAAGAAAAAACTGCTGCCTAACTGAAATCTGCCTATTCTCCTTTCCATTATCCCCTTCTTAAAACTTCAACAACCATCACGCTCCCCAGGCCCGAATCGTGACGCTCCTTTTTAAACACTACGTCATAGTGCGGGGCTTTGCAGTTTTCTGGTAAAACGTCAAACAAAGGACACCACCCATAGTATATAACGGAATCACTGCACATATCATACTCTGCCTTGTAGGGAAAAAACTGGCTGAATAAAGCTTTGAACGCTTCGTCGTTTGACGTATCATGGTACATATCAAACCGGATAGAGATATGGCCAAATCTGCGATCCCTATTGTCATGCTTGATTTTCTCCGGCTCGTTTTCCTTTTTTGATCCCTGGCTTGTCATCATGGCCTTGCTCCTTTTCCATTTTTCTTAAGATGGACAAATCCCAAGGCATTCAAAATAAATACCACGGCCACGCCTATCATCGTACCGTATGCATTTATTTTACTTGAGCTTATTTGCTGCTCATAAATCCGATCACGCTTTTCCTGTTCCTTGTACCGCTTGCTCCCCTTGATATAGATTTCATGATAATACTGGTTCAGGTCACTCTTGATTTCTTCAATGTCTTCCTTGAGATTTTTATTATCGGCTTCCAGGGTAACTATCCGATCCCGTAAGGTCTGCGGGATCGCCACGGATACAAGGATTAAAAAAAGAATGGTCTTCATGCTCCCTGCCTTGACTGTAATTCCTCCCTGGCCCGTTCAACCTCGGTTATGAACGTGTCACAGGCAGATATCTCCGCTTCGTCTCCGTATATCATGGTAAGAATTTTATTGTGGAGCTTAAGAGAGTCGTGGGTTTTTGCCTCGTCCTCCGTGATAACTCCGATGTCCACACCTATTGCCAACTGTTTGGGTATTGGAAGCTGAACAAACTTCTCATGCGCTTTGCGGGTCTCATCGAACATGCTCTTATCCCCTACCGGAAATTCATTTACCAGCTTAATCCAATCATGTGCATTGATTTTTAAATCAATGGATATATCACCTTGCTTGGCCTTTAAAAGAATCACGCCGTCCTCAAGGGGCTTCACCGATAAGTTATCATTGACTATAAACATCTTAACCTCCATTAATTAAAGTCTTCATCTGGCCATTCTTCTTCATTGGCCAATTCGTCAAGGTCTTCTATGAGACCGGAATTTTCTTGTGCAAAAATATCTTCGTCATCCGGTTCACCATTAAGTAGGTTATCCGGGATTGTTTTGTCTTCGCCTTCGCCAATCATCTAACTCCTCCTGGCTTTTTGGAATATAAGCACTCTCAATCCTGCCCTTTATTAGTGAAGCTATCTTATCTGCCAGGTAATCGTCAAGGCGTTCTTGTTTGCAGTCTCCTATTTCATCCATCAACTCATCCACACACAATTTGGGTAATACGAATTGTATCCTTTGCTGGCATAAGTGGCCGGTATTGTTCCGTAGCTGGAACACATATCAGGCTTAATCTCATGAATAGTGCATACCGCTTTTCCGTTCTCCATAACAAGATGTTTGCACCGATACATATATTTCTTTTCTCCCTGGATGTTTCCGGCCTGAGTAATTCCATTGAACTCATTGGCTTCTCTTATGAAAATCAGCATTGTATAAATTAGCCAAATCTCATGAGGCACAGTACGTCTTTTTACTTTCGATACCCTGCGCCTTGTTTTATCATGCCAATCTTTCCAAAGCATATAATTTCTTTTAAGTCTTAATGGCGATAATGGCAAAACAATCTGTGAGCAGCACTGACCGCACCGCTTACATTTCAATTCCTCTTTGGCCGGGGGCTCTTTTACTGCTGCCACTTTATTCATGTTTTCTTTTTCCTCATAAGGTTCTGGTCTATTAAATGGATGAGCCGAATCCTGTCATCCGGCGTACAGTTTACCAAGTCCCAATGGATAATATGCTGGCCGGTATCATAAAGAGCCGTCTTGCCTTTAATCAGTTTTTCAAAGTGCGCCTTGCTCCACGGCATATCAAATTTAAGATCACCGATATCCTGTAACTGAGATGGATCACAAATTATCTCATTCGGCTCGAAAGGGAGATTGAGAACAAACTTCTTGAATAAATCAGGAGTAATGAATAAGTTTACTTTTTTCTTCACGTCAAACATTAAAATAAATTCTCCCGCTCCCCTTGCAAGTATTACATTTATGTTCCGTGTTATCTGGCAAAAGGAAAATGCCCGTACCGTTACAATCACCGCATGGTCTTACCTGGTATCCTCGTTCTGATTCATAGGGAAAGATTAGGATAACGCTGCATGGCTCTCGAAATATTCCACCTATGATCCACCCGTAATTGCATCCTACCAATTCTGCCGGTGTGAACTCGGTATCTGATTTGTCCAATTAACTCCTCCGGTTAATTAACCCCTGGGGTTAATCTTACTTATAGACCTGCTCATACTTGAACTGAGCAACCACAAGACGATTCAAAGCAGACCCCACGGACTTGGACGTTTTCACAAGCTCGAATGTTTCTTCCGGCACTCCCTGATAATGGTACATGGATTTGTTCTTGAACCGGACACGCATCGTACCGTCTTTGAATCCCACACTTTCAATGTTTGAGGATTCCACGGACTCCATGCCAAACAACTGATCAACATCCTTAACCCTTTCAAGATAACTCTTTCCATCCGATTCATTATTTTTCGGTGGCGGGTTAGTTGATTTGCTGGCCGTCTCCGGCTGTCCGATGTTCATGGCCTGGATGGTCTCTACCATTGCACCCAGGACTTCCAGAATTATGATCTGGTTATCGCAGAGCATTTTTGCCACACCACTGATTTTTGGTGATTGCCTCAATGACTTTGCATCACCCAGGGCATGTTGAATTTTTTCTTTTAGCATGACTCACTCCTTGTTTAATTTTTTATAAATAGCTTCCAGCGCACTCATCAAAGCTATTTGATTTGTTAAAATCCTTCTCAATGGATCGGCCAAACTGAAATTCTCTTTAAACCCTTCGGCCATTAATTCAAAGGTGTCCTTTACACCTATCAGCAAAGGTTCAAGATAATCGTATTCTCTTTGATATGGCAAAAACTTAATCTGTGATGGATAAGCTTCAATAACTCTGCCGTCCGGCATTTCAATTATACCGACCGTACTCAATCCGTTTTCTGTATCGCCATCTTGCCCCCAGGTATGGAATAAACCCTCCTCGGTTTTTTCCTCGCCCTGTTTCTTTTCTTCCTTGATCCATTCACGGTATGTTACCTGGCATTTCCGCATAATTATTCCTCGCTTTCGTAATTTTCCATGAAGTCTTGCATCTTCTCCTTATCCACTTCTTCTTGGTCAAGCTGCTCTTGGTACAAATCCATATCCATTAAATCCTCAATGGCTTTTGTCAAAAGCTTATTAAGGACTTTGGGCTCAAGCGCATCCACTTCCCAGGATGTCCCGCCGTGTTTGCTAATATACCATCCGGCCCTTGGGTCTGTTATCTTTGCCGGGTTTGGCGGGGGATTGTACCTGGTAATCTGCTGCCTGGTAAGTGCGATATGAATAACGTCAATGGAAATTCCAAATTCTTCTTCTCGCTCCGTGATATCCCGTATCATATCCAGACCGGACGGATCATGGTCTCCCAGGTAAATCAATTTTAATTCCTGGTCATTGTATTTGCTGGCATTTGCATAACGCTGGTATGCATCATGCATAGCCGTACAGCTTGAATACCCACGATTGACCATTAGCCGGACATGGTATTTATTTGTAACTCTTTTCAGGACGTTTGATAGCGCATC